TGAATGATATAGCAATATCTTCCATGGTCATTTTCCAAACTTGAAGAGTCCAGACAGTTTGCTCTTCCACGATCGCTTGTTCCAGTTGGCTAGTACAAATTCAGATACCGTACTGTCTAACTCACGTTGAACTTCCGAAAGCACGCTACGATCCTCCACTGACGGAGCAATGAATGGTTGTGGTCTCATGCCTTCAGTCGTAACCCACTGCCCGAGACGGTTTTTGTACTTCCAAGGCGATTGACGGCCTTGGCCACTGGTTGCGTAAATACCTGTGCCGTACTCAAGGTATACTGCATAAGGTGTTGTTGGACCTACGTCCACAGTTATTTCCGTGAAGGAGACGTTAGTAATCTCATACGTGACTGACTCAGCTGTGCGCCCTGTATCTTGCGGAGCATGCTCTTTTTGGTACCTTATTACTGGTTGAGCAACATTGGCACCAATCTCAGCCATGAACTGCGCCGTGGGCTTTATACCTTGTAAAGCCTGCATTGCTTGGGATGTGTCAACCGTTAGTTTCATCAGATTGCTACCTGTTTCAAAGCGCACAGAAAGCCAAAAGTACCTTGCTCACGTATTGCCAAAATTTCGTACTTGATCGGCACTTTCAACGGGATCTTGCTTCGTTCTATCAGCACAAACTGGCCGCCAACCTTTGGGACCACAGCATTGAATTGAACCTCAGCAATGACTTCCGTAATTACTGCCACATCGTTCCAGCGAGACTCTGCCTGAAGACGAGCCACGGTATCATTGAATGCGCAAGGTATACTTACGTGTGCAGTGTTCTTTTCAGGGTGCCCTGCCAAGTCAAAAGTAGAATGGTCAGGCGGCTCATAATAGTCTGCACGGTCCACGTAACCATACTGGCGCCCAAGGGACGCTAACCTTAGTGCAGTTGCGGACGGTAAAAGCTGGCGACTCACGGCGCACCATCCTGTTCCCCATCCGTCATGTAACTATCAGCTCTGTACGGGTGGGAGATGATTGAGCGTACTCTGAAGCCCTGGTCCACGATACCAAACTCTTTTTGCTTGGTTGCCAGCAGTCTCTCGTACCCTTCACGCGCTTTCTCATTGCTGACCTTGAGCCAGTACTGAGTAAAGTCAGGAGTTGACAGCTGAGTGATTATGTACTTGATACATTCAATCACCGCGTGCGGAACGCCAACTTGGTTCACCCAGTAAGCGATCGTCTCGTCTTCCAGGAAGTGACCACCTTCAGCATTCGTGTCTCCGATGTGGAAGCGCACAAGCGAGGTATTATCAGCTAATGAAGGGTCGAATGTGAATGTCATGTCACACCTAAGCGAGTGTTACGCCAGTGTTATTGACAATAAGCCAGCGGCCGTTGTAGGCCACAAGCAGAAGACCGTTACCGATCGCGGCGCCGAAAGTTCCGACGTCTGAACCGGACCCACCGCCGTTAAAACCTGGCGTGGTCTGCGTGACAGTGTGGGCCGCAGCGGTAGCGGAAATGATGAGGAGGGTCTTGCCATCGTCAGCCCCAGCGGTGGGAGCAGCTAAAGTGAGAGCAGCTGCAGTGGCCTTGGTAATCACTGTCAGACCGGATGACGGGTTGATTGCACCATCACCAGATGCTAACGTGGCCACCTGCGTAGGAGCTCCTACGAAGCCATTGTCTGAGATGACAGGTCCTGAAAAATGAGTAGCACCCATTTAGTTCCTGCCTTTCTGTAATTTGATCTGAGTAGCCATTTTCTTCAAGTATCCTTTCGGAGTCTAGGGTTGGCACACCCGATTAACTTGTCTTACTACATACTGCCGTGGACCAGCGGACAGCGACGCCGTCCACGGCAGCAGTAAGGAGGAGAAACGAGCGTTGGAGACGCTCGCCTTCTCTGAGGTTAGGGAGCCTCTGAGCCGTAAATCCAGCGCCAGTCGTCCCAGCCGAAGGACGCGCGGTAGTAACCACGGTACTTGGCGACCAGGTTGTAGTCGCTTGACGGATCGACGGTGGTCTCAGGGCGTACGCGCCAGTACCAAATGAGGTGATCAGACGCGCGCAGTGGGTCAATCAAGAACCAGTTCTTTGCTGAGGTCAGATACGGGTCCACGATCGTCTGAAGACCCTGGGAGCCGAGGTAGTTGGCGTCATTGTCAGCGGTTCCGGGCTTGTTGATTGCGTTTGTGATCTCGTATGCCTTGGCCTCCAGCTCGATGGGGACCACAAGCTTGTTGAAGATGACGGGCAGGGGATTGCCGCGCTCATCCTTCATGCGCTTGCCGGCCTGAATGGCGGTAATAACATTGGCGTAGTCCAGGGCCAGGGACTGCTTGTTGGACTGCGTTGTTGCCGTATCTCCTGGCCGGACCGGGTGGTTCGTTGCGCACAAGGCCACGGAGTCTGCGCCGACGAAGGACGATGAGAAAGCGTTGTTGAACACGGAAGCCTGTTGGACCGCAATCGTGGTTCCAAAGGCGTTGCCCAGTGTACGACCACGCTGGCGGATCATTCCAGTGCGGTTGTCGTCCCAGAGTTTGCGCTCAATGGCCACGCCAAGTGCGTACTCCTTGTGGACGAACGTCTTTTCATACAGGGGGTTGAAGTTGTCGTAAGCGATCGCGGCAGGCATCCCCTCAGCGGTTGAGGCATTGTACTCCGGGACCAGGCCGAAGTCGCCGATACCCTGTGAGTACTCTTCAGACGTTGTTGAGCCCTGTACGTTGTAGAACTGCGAGACAGGGGCAATGATCGCGGTCATGCGCAGGAACCACTCTTTGCGGATGATGGGCAGGACGAAGCGAGGCCAGTTTTGACTGATTGATGGAGTAGGCATTCGCTAATCCTCCTAACCGAACAGTGCTGACTTGGAGAGTGTGCACCAGACTGTAAGACCTGCGTCTTCAGTCCGATGAACGGCCAAGCAGCCATTCGCAGAGTCCGCGGCGTCGAGCAAACCTTGCGCGGTTACGTCTGAAGTCTTACCATTGAACCCAGACAAAGCCGACGCATCAGCGCTTGCCTTGCCTTTGATGACCATCCCGGGGGCGATGATCGCCACCTTGACGGGGTCTCCCGCTGATTTTGCAGCAGCGGTCCTTTCAAGCGCCAGCCCAATCGGGTTGACGGCTGAGGCAGTCGCCGCAGCAACCTGACCACCCGTAAGCACCAGTAAGGTGCCCTCGAGAGTCTCCAGGCTCGCGGCTGCCTCGAAGGTCGCGACTTGCGGCACACGTGTGCCCATCAAGTCATATGCGAACTCCCACGTTCCAGTAGGTGCAGCCATATATTCTTCCTTTCAACAATGTATTTAATTTATACAAGCTTGGGGTGTCAGGATTAACGCCACTGCGGCGAGCGCTTGTCTATTCCGTTGGTTCCGTCTCAGACGTCTCTTCTTGTGGCTTACGAGACGCGGCAAACGGTTCTGCAGATGACATATCCCGGAACTTCAAGTACTCTTCTGTTGTGTACCCAAACATCTGGGCCACACGAGACTCTTCCGGGGAGAGCTCAGGTTTACCGGCCTTTTGGTTCTGCATCGAACGACCTCCACCAGCACCAATATCCCGGGCCTGTTGCCGTGTAAGCGAAGCACGGTTTGCGGCAATCCAGTCAAGCTGGTCCTCGATCGGAAGTTTACTCGGGATGAGTTTCTTTGCTTCCGGTGTCAGGGCCGCGAGCTCTGCGTCTAACGTCTTCTTCAAGGTGCCCTCGAGCGTGTCCGCGCGACCGGACCTACCTTTCTCCACCTCAAGCTCCGCCTTGGTGGACTCGTACAGCTCCTTGTACTTATTCTGATCAAGCAGTGCCTGATCCTGCAGCTTCTTCAGCTCGGTTTGGGCGTTGTTACGCTCCTCAACAAGCTTCTTGAAACGAGGGTGCTGGAAAGCTGCTTCCCAGTCAATCCCGTCTGCACTACTTGAGGATGTCTCCTCTGCTGCCGCCAGTAGTGCAACCTCGGCCGGTGAGCGGTCTGCTTCAGCCTTGGCTCGGATAGCTTCTAAAAGTGCTTTATCAATTGGCATTGTATTCTCCTTACTTTCTCGATGTTTACGTGTCGCCACGAAATTCCACAGCTACCCAGCTATGGATTATATCACGGTTTCCCCTCCACGGGGGAACCAATCTTACTCTCTTTATATAGCCTTCTGATCTCAGCGGTTGTGGGCATAATGCCTAGAACTCGCTCTAATGCGTCCACTTGCATAAGTAATGCCTGGCGCATAGACAGAAATAACTGTAGCGTCGGGTCATTCAGGACAGAGGGCTTAGGGTTTGGGGGCGTAGGCGTCGCAGCCATCTTCCTCACGCATCCTTTGCCCATTAAACGGGGACGCAGGGTTCGCGCATGTAGGTCCCAGGTCACCCTGCGCCAGGTACCTGCACATTACGCAAACATGTTCGTGGACCACGTCCTGTGGCGGAGCCGGAGGAGGTGGCGCCACTTCCTCGACTGTCTCATCAACAAAGTCTTCCTTAAACTTCTTTTTGGTTGGCATCATTTGCTCCTTTTCTTTGGTCTAATTTTTGTACCATACTTACGCTTCCAACGTTTATAGATTTTCGGGTGCTTCCAACGAAGGAAATTGCGCTGCTTTTTGGATCTGAAAGGCATACGTGCTCCTTTACTTGGGTCTACTCCTTTGCAGGGCCACACCTCCGGCGGAGGGTTCGCCCGGAACACTTGTTTGGTCAGGACCAGTCTTCTGTACTGCCTCGAGTTGCTTTTCAGTCTCAGACGGGTCATTCTTGATCAATTCTGCATCCTGCTCCAGTTCCGCTGTGGAAATATGGAGCATCTCACCAATCTTAGTGCGGTAGAACGTATCAGAGAAGAGTCCAGGTGCTTGCGCACGCAGGTTTAGTAATGTAGCAACTGTGGCAGTCTCGTCCACAAGCTCAGCGCTCTTCCAGACCACAATAACTTGCTTCTGTGTCAGCGGGGAGATGATCGGCAGGTCAAGTTCCTCATCTATAGGGGCAATCATGGACTGTATTTCACTTGTGAGGACCACAAGCTCTTTTATATTGTCAGTATTTGAGCGTTGGAAGCGTTTGCACTTGGTAACAAGGCCAATTTCGAGCTGTTTCAAGGCTTCCCCGGACAAAACTCCGGTAGTAGTGACCCCATAGAGCGGCGTGGACGTCACTTGGCTGATCTCCTTGACAATCTGGACGATCTGTTCAATATATTCGTTCATCGGCGAGGCTTTAAACTCACCAACCTTGACAGATTGCAAGAATTTGGCAACTTCCTCAGACAGGATTGGCTCATCTGAGTCCGAAGGGGTTACCAGCAGGTTGATTACGCCTCCCGGTGTGATGTCCACAGGGTCGATTGCTATGCCGATTGAGTACTTGATCGAAAAAGCAGAAAATTCGGACGCAGAAACCATGCTGTGGAGTGTTCGATTGAGAGCATCTTGCAACGGGATTGCAGGACGGAGCTCAGAGCGGCCCACGGTATCGTAATTGTCATGCTTATTCAGCACACGAACGATGGGAGGTTTAGACAGGGGCCATGGTACGTTGTTTGTAAACTCAAACTCTCCTGCTTCCTCATCGATAACAGTTAGAACATTGTTCAGCGGGAACACTTCAGATGTGCCTGAAATACCTACCCACCTAGAGATACGGAACGGTTGGTAGACTGTCAGTAGCATAGCCTCATTGAAACCAGCGCCAGGGAGCCCTTCCGGTGCCGTGGTAGACGTGATCTTGCAGGCCCACACGGGTTCCAAGTCATCCTCGAATATGCAGACCATGCCTGAGTAGCCATCGTACGCAGGTTCAGAGGACCACGACAGGTCAGTTGGGTCCACCATGATGTAAGTTTCACCATCCCGAACTGCGGCGCGGAATGTGGATACTTGCAATGACTGCCAGTCGTTATGTTCCAGGATCGACTGCACCCATTCTTCGCTTTCTGTACCTTTGATTGTGGATACTTCTAGGCGTCCTGCAAACTTATCCACAATGATAGAGCAGTAGTTTGAGTTGAAGTCACTAATGCCTGTATCATCTGGGGCCAAGCGAAGCATCTGCCTCATCTTATCGGTCATAGAACCGCGATGCTCTCCCTCTTCGTAGTCACGGAAAAGGGATATTCGAGCGCCAAACTGCCTTAGAGTATTAGCAAAATCATCTTGAGCTTGCTGTGGTCCAGCCAATTCAGGCGCAGTCTTGAGCAGCGCATTTACGATCAATTGTGCATTATCTGTGTTTGACATATTTCACCTTATATAACTTGCGGCTCTTACTCTCGCGCGGACGCCGTAGACCTTCCGCTTGTCGAGTTTATCAACGTAGGCCACCATGTACCGCATTTCGTCACAGCCGTGGTCATACTCCTTTACAGGAGTCTCTGCCTTCTTATCAGACCACGTATAGCTGGGTACCTCGTCTGCGGTACAGAGGGGCAAGTGCGTCTTCTCTAGGTCAGGGTCAGGATCTTTCACAGCGTCCTGGAGCAAGAAGAGGCGGTTGCTCTTAAACCGTGAGTTGACTGCATCTATCCCGGCGGTTACGTCCTTGAATGCTGCCTTAGTGTGGATACCAAGCTTACGCTCAAGTGTGGACCTCCCTTCTGCATCATGATCACAAATCCAGGACTCTATACTGCGCATAGATAATCCTTTGCTTGTAATCATGTTACGAATTGCAATGGCGTGGTCTTCTACTAATACCTTAGTCTTATAGACCTGGGCGACCTGGTATATGGCATTCTCAGTAATGCGCCACAGGCTCGCGGAGAACGGGTGCGTGAAGCCAAAGTCTATGGAGACCACGTAGCGACCGTCTATTGGGCAAGCAGGCGGGTCCATCAGGGCGTGGGTACGTGGGTCATAGTACGAGTAGATTACACCTT